GTTTTCTTTTGAGCGCCGCGGAATAGGAACCGGGGGTCAAATGACCGTTGAATGGCCTGCTGATCGGGTCGAGCGCAGACTGATTTCTTCGCTGGTCCCCTACGCGCGGAATGCCCGGACCCACAGCGATGCACAGGTGGCGCAGATCGCGGCCAGCATCCGCGAATGGGGCTGGACCATGCCAGTGCTCGTTGATGAGGATGGTGGCGTCATTGCCGGCCACGGCCGCATCTTAGCCGCGCAGAAGCTGGGCCTCGCCGACGTGCCGACCATGGTGGCCCGCGGCTGGAGCGAAGCGCAGCGCCGGGCATATGTGCTGGCTGACAATAAGTTGGCGCTCAATGCGGGGTGGGATGACGACCTTCTGAAGGTGGAGTTGCTCGACTTGCAGGGCGTCGGCTTCGATCTCGCGCTGACGGGCTTTGATGCCGATGAATTGGCCGCACTCACGATCGAGGATACGGACGGCCTTACCGACCCGGATGCGGTGCCGGAAACGCCGGCAGACCCGGTGTCCGAGTTGGGCGACGTGTGGGTCCTCGGGCGGCACCGGATTGTCTGCGGCGACTGCACTGATGCGCTGGTGGTCGAGAAGGCGCTGAACGGCGTAAAGCCGCACTTGATGGTGACGGACCCGCCCTATGGGGTGAAATACGATCCGTCGTGGCGAGACGATGCGGCTAAGCACAGCCCATCCATGGGCAACAGAAAAGACACTGCCAAGGGCGTTGTCCTGAACGACGATAAGGCCGACTGGCGGGATGCCTGGGCGCTGTTCCCAGGTGATACAGCTTATGTCTGGCATGCCGGCCTGTTCGCCCATGTGGTGGCTGATAGCCTTCAAGCGTGCGACTTCGTACTGCGGTCCCAGATTATTTGGGCAAAGAGCCACCTCGCTATCGGGCGTTCCGACTACCATTGGCAGCATGAGCCCTGCTGGTACGCGGTGCGCAAGGGTAAGACCGGCCATTACGTCGGCGACCGTAAGCAGGTCACTCTCTGGCATATCCCGAAGCCGGCGAAGTCCGAAACCGGGCACGGCACGCAGAAGCCGGTCGAGTGCATGCGCCGCCCGATCGAGAACAACTCCTCGCCCGGCCAGGCGGTCTATGAACCGTTCAGCGGCTCCGGCACAACTATCATAGCCGCGGAGATGACCGGCCGCGCCTGTCATGCGCTGGAACTGAACCCGGCCTATGTCGATGTCGCGGTGAAGAGGTGGCAAGAGTTCACCGGCCAACAGGCGACTTTGGACGGCGACGGGCGGACATTCGCTGAGATCGAGGCTGATCGCGCGCCGGCTAAGGCTGCCTGATGGCACCCGCGGGGCGCAAGCCGAAACCAACGCACCTGAAGTTAGTCACGGGAAATCCGGGCAAGCGGGCTCTGCCCAAGGCAGAGGCTAAGGTCGTCCCGGCGCTGCCGAGCCCCCCACCGCACCTTGCGGATGATGCGAAGGTCGAGTGGGGGCGCGTGTCGGAGGATCTATTCAAGATCGGTCTGCTCTCTGGCGTGGATCGGGCTGCGCTCGCTGCCTACTGCCAAGCATATGCGCGGTGGGTGCAGGCCGAACGCGCCATAGCTGAGATGGCGAAACGCGATCAGCTTACAGGCGGCCTGATGATCAAGACCAGCAACGGCAACGCCATCCAGAACCCGCTGGTCGGCACAGCAAACAAGGCAGCGGCCGATATGGTCCGATATGCCGCAGAGTTCGGAATGACACCGAGTGCCCGCAGCCGCATCAATGCGACCCCGCCGGCCGAAGCCGAAGACCCCGCCTCCCGCTTCTTCGGTTGATCCTGCCACTGCCTATGCGCGGGCGGTAGTCGCCGGCGAACTCGTAGCCGGCCCTCATGTCAGGGCGAGTTGCGCGCGGCACCTGGCGGATTTGAAAGCAGGCCCGAAACGCGGGTTGGCGTGGGACGTAGCGGCGGCGCAGCGGGCGCTGGACTTCTTCCCGATCGTGCTTCGCCTCTCGGAAGGGCAGTTCGACGGGAAGCCGTTTGACCTGCACTCGGCTCAGGCGTTCATCGTCGGTAGCCTGTTCGGCTGGAAGCGTGCGGATGGAACGCGGCGGTTCCGGCGGGCATACATCGAGCAGGGGAAGGGCAACGGAAAGACGCCGCTGATTGCGGGCATCGGGCTCTATGGGCTCGTTGCGGACGGCGAGGCGGGCGCGCAGGTTTACGCCGCGGCGGCCAAGCGCGACCAGGCCATGATTATGTTCACCGACGCGGTGAAGATGGTGCGCCAGTCGCCGGCCCTGGAGCCGCGCCTAACGCCGTCTGGCGTCAATCCGGTATGGAACCTAGCTGATCTTCGGACGGGCAGCTTCTTTCGGCCCCTGGGGCGCGATACCGGCAAGACAGGTTCCGGTCTGCGCCCGCACTTCGCGTTGATCGACGAACTGCACGAACACCCCGACCGCACGACGCTTGAGATGTTGGAGCGCGGCTTCAAGTTCCGCCGACAACCGCTGCTGGCGATGATCACCAACTCCGGCAGCGACCGAAATAGCGTCTGCTGGGAAGAGCACGAGCACGCCGTTAAGGTCGCGGCGGGCGATGTCGAGGACGACACGTCCTTTAGCTTCGTTTGCTCCCTCGATGAGGGGGACGACCCGCTGAAAGACCCGAGTTGCTGGGTGAAGGCTAACCCTCTGCTCGGTGTGACGCTGACTGAAAGCTATCTCGCCGATGTTGTCGGCCAGGCGAAGGCGATCCCTGGCAAGCTGAACGGCATTCTCAGGCTTCATTTCTGCGTCTGGACGGACGCCGAGACGGCATGGATCAGTCGGGAGGCGTGGGAAGCCTGCGAAGATCCCGCCATGCGGCTGGAGGACTTCGCCGGCCAGGAATGTTGGGTCGGGCTCGATCTGGGCGCGACGAAGGACATGACGGCGCGGGCGATGGTGTTCCGCGACGGTTTCGACGGCGACGGTCGGCCGAAGTTTGCCCTGTTCGCCAGGGGGTACACACCAGGCGACACACTGAGCGCCAGGGCCATGCAGGATCGGGCGCCATACGACGTTTGGGCGCGCGACGGATGGCTGATCGCGACGCCCGGCAAGGTGGTGAGGTTCGATTCCGTCGCCTCGGACTTGGTTGATTTCGCCGCTGCGCATGAAGTCCTGACGGTGGCCTATGACCAATGGCTCATTCGGACGTTTGCGACTGCGCTAGACGAGATGGGCGCGACGCTGCCCCTGATCGAGCACCCGCAGGGGACGAACAGGCGGCAGGATTCGCCGCTATGGATGCCGGAAAGCATCACTGCGTTCGAGACGCTGATCTTAGAGCGCCGGCTGCGGATTGAAGTGAACCCGGCGCTGCGCTCGGCTGTGGCGTCAGCCTGTTTCTGGACGTCGCCAGCGGGGCTTCGGCGCTTCGAGAAGCAGCGGGCGAGCGGGCGAATTGATATGGCGCTGGCCGCTGCTATGGCGATCGGTGCTGCTACCACGTCTGAGGGAGGCGACGGGCCTTCCGTGTATCGCGAGCGTGGCCTGCTCGCCGTGTGAAGGGTGAGCGCATGGCGATCTGGCCACGGATATTCAGTTGGGGGAAGGCGGCGACGCCCCGCGCATCCGTTCAGGATGCCGGCGGCGGCGTCGTTATCAGCACGCCGCAGCAGCTCGAAGAGGCACTGAGCGGCGGGGCAATGACGGGCTCCGGGGCTTCGGTGTCGCCGGACACGGCAATGCGGGTGGCGGCGGTCTATGCGTGCGTGCGGATCATTTCCGGCGCGGTCGCGACGTTGCCGCTGCACATCAAGCGCCGCGTTGACGACAGGACGCGAGAGGACGCTTCCGACCATGCCGTCTGGGGGTTGCTGCGGCGCAAGCCGAACCGCTGGCAGACGCCATCGCAGTTTCGTCGGATGATGCAGGCCCATCTACTGCTCCGCGGCAACGGCTATGGCATGAAGGTTGTTTCGCGCGGCAACATTCAGGAGATCATCCCGCTTCATCCAGACCGGGTGACGTGCAAGCAGTTGGATGACCTGTCGCTGGTCTATACCTACTCTCGGAAAGACGGGCGCCAGATAACGCTCCCGCAGCGGGACGTCTTCCATCTGGTCGGGATGTCCCTTGATGGAGTGAATGGGGTCTCGCCGATCACCTACGCGCGGGAAACCATCGGCCTATCGCTCGCCATGGAGAGCCATGGCGCGTCGATCTTCCGCAATGGTGCGCGTTTTAGCATGGTGCTTAAGCACCCGACGAAGTTGGGCAAGGAAGGATTGGAGTTTCTGCAATCCAGCCTGGACGCCTACCGCTCCGGCGGGGAGCGGGAGGGGAAGGCCCTCATTCTTGAAGAGGCTATGGACGTATCGAATCTTTCGATGACGGCCGAAGACGCCCAATGGATGGAAAGCCGCAAGCTCTCCAGATCCGACATTGCCATGTTCTTCGGCGTGCCGCCGCACATGATCGGCGATACGGAGAAGACGACCAGCTGGGGTAGCGGCATCGAGCAGCAGTCGATCGGCTTCGTCGCCTACACGCTAGAGGACCATCTCACCATGTGGGAAGAGACAATCGGGCGCGACCTGCTCGCCGGGCCAGCCGACGCTCAGACCTACGCTCGGTTCAACCGGGCAGCGCTGGTGAAGGGCGACATCAAGGCCCGCTGGGAAGCCTACGTGAAGGGGCTTCAGTGGGGCGTCTACAGCCCGAACGAAGTCCGCACGCTGGAGGATCTGAATCCTCGCGATGGCGGCGACGAGTTCTACGACCCGCCCAACACCGCCGGCGGCGGCACCCCGGAGGAGGGGCAGCAGAATGACGATCCGAAAGCTGCCTGAGCCGCGCGCGCTTCAGCGCCCGGCCAGCTACCAATGGGACGCGCCGTCCGACGTGCTCGCGCGCTGGGCTGAGAACCCGCAGGCGGCTGAAGCCGACGATCCGAACACGATCTCGATCTACGACGTGATCGGGACGGACTTCTGGACCGGCGGCGGATTCACGGCCAAGCGTGCGGCGGCTGCCCTGCGCTCGATCGGCGCCAAGGACGTGACTGTCCGGATCAACAGCCCCGGCGGCGACATGTTCGAGGGGCTGGCGATCTACAACATCCTCCGGGAGCACCCGGCGAAGGTGACGGTGGAGGTGGCGGGCATCGCGGCCTCTGCGGCGTCGGTCATCGCGATGGCTGCTGACGAGATCAGGATGGGCCTCGGCACCTTCATCATGGTGCACAATGCCTGGGGCGCGGTGGTGGGGAACCGCCATGACTTTCGGGCTGCGGCCGACATCTTCGACGGCTTCGATGGCGCGATGGCGGACATTTACGAGGCGCGAACCGGCCTCAAGCGCGCGGATATCGTCGCGCTGATGGACGCCGAGACGTACATGGGCGCGAAGGACGCGGTGGCGAAGGGCTTCGCCGACACAGTGGCGGAAAGCCGCCCGGAAGCCTCGGCACGCGCGGAAATCGCCCCCGCGATGGCGGCTAAGCGCCGCCTCGATTCCATTCTCGCCCAGCAGGGGGTGCCGCGTTCCGAGCGGCGGAAACTGCTGCGCGAGGCGACTGCCGGCATGCGCGACGCTGCCGATGACGCCACGCAAGACGCTGGCTTGGACGTCGCTGCGGTGCAGCGGCTCATCGCAACCATTCGCTCCTAGGAGAGCAGACATGCACATTGCCAAGCCCCGCATGCGCGGGATCGTGGGCGTTCGCGCCGATGCCAGCGACGCGACCCGAATCCTGGCCGATCTCCAGAAGACCTTCGCCGATTTCAAGCTCGAGCGCGAGGAGGAGGTCAAGGCCATCAAGGCCGGCATGGCCGACGTCGTGAAGTCGGAGAAGGTGGACCGCATCAACGCGGAAGTCGCCAAACTGCAGCAGGCCATCGACGACGTGAATGCCGCCCTCGCTGCCGTGAAGGTCGGCGCCGGCGGCTCCTCCGAGGTGTCCGCCGAGGCCCGTGAGCATGCGCGTGCTTTTGGGCAGTTTTTCCGGCGTGGCGTGGATGCGGGCCTCCGCGACCTCGAGGTGAAGGCGGCATTGCGGACGGACAGCGATCCGGATGGTGGCTACGTCACGCCGGAGCAGTGGGAAGCAGGTATTGATCGAGTCCTCGGCGTCACCTCCGCGATGCGCGGCCTCGCACGGGTGATCTCGATCTCGGCACCGGCCTACAAGAAGCTGGTGAACCAGGGTGGGGCGACCTCCGGATGGGTCGGCGAGACCCAGTCCCGGCCAGGGACGGGCACCCCGCGCCTGGTGGAGATCGTCTTCAACGCCATGGAGATCTACGCGAACCCCGCCACGACACAGACGCTGCTCGACGATGCCCGCGTCGATGTGGCGCAGTGGCTGGCCGACGAGGTCGCCATCGAGTTCGCGGAGGAGGAAGGCGCGGCGTTCGTCTCCGGTGACGGCGTGAACAAGCCCAGGGGCATCCTCAGTTACGACACGGTGCTCGATTCCAGCTACGCCTGGGGCAAGATCGGCTACTCGGTCAGCGGCGTCGCGGCCGCGCTGACTGACAGCACGCACAATGGCGCCGATGCCCTGATCGATGCGTCGGAATCCCTGAAGCAGGGATATCGGTCCGGCGCGAACTGGATGATGAACCGCAAGACGCAGTCCGTCATCCGCAAGCTGAAGTCGAAGACGGAGGAGCTGTACCTGTGGCAGCCGTCCATCCAGGTTGGCCAGCCGGCGACGCTGCTGGGCTATCCGATCACGACCGATGACAACATGCCGGACATCAATTCCGGTACGTTCCCGGCTGCCTTCGGCAACTTCCAGCGCGCCTACCTGATCGTGGACCGTGCCGGGGTGCGGGTGCTGCGCGACCCGTTCACGAACAAGCCCTACATCCACTTCTACACCACGAAGAGGGTGGGTGGCGGCGTCCAGAACTTCGAGGCGATGAAGCTGCTGAAGATCGGCACGTCGTGATCGGGGCGGGCAACTCGCCCGCCTGCCTTCCCCTTCCACGCGCGAACCGGAGGACACCGACATGCGCGACTTGATGAACAGCCTTCACCCCGTCCCGTTGATC